GGATTACCATTGGCTCTGAAAACGAATGAAACGGAGATAAACGCGTGTCAAGCGATGCAATAGCGATTGGTGGACTGGACCTCCGGAATGTCGATGCCATGGAACTACTCACCTCCCTTCCCGAGGAGAGTGTGGACGTCATCATCGCGGACCCTCCCTACTTCGAGATCGTGGGAAATGATTGGGACCACCAGTGGAAGGACGAGGCCGCGTACCTCTCGTGGTGTGACGCCTGGGTACGACAGTGCTCTGTCGTGCTGAAGCCCGGCGGTGCCCTCTATGTCTGGGGCACGACCAAGACGGACACGTTCCTGCGTTTCAAGCTTGGGGTCATGAACCACCAAGCGAAGCTCGAGTACCGCAACTGGATCGTCTGGTCCTACGACTGGGGTGGGCGGACAAAGAAGACGTGGCCCCGAAAACATGAGGACCTCCTCATGTACTCGAAGGGCCCGGATCTCCGGTGGTTCCCTTCACAGGTCGAGGTCCCGCGGAAGGTGACCAAGAACATCCGCACAGGTGAAGACTTCATGAACGGTAAGGTTCCCACCGACGTCTGGCAGCAGAACAACCACACCACGAGTCGGGAGTACTGCAGTTGGCACCCGACACAGAAGCCGGTGGCCTTGCTCGAGAGGTGCATCCTCGCCCACACCCAGCCCGGTGACGTGGTCCTCGACCCATTCTCTGGCTCGGGCTCGACCGCGATAGCATCTCTCAAGAACGGAAGGAGGTTCATCGGTTCTGAGAGGGACGCCGGATACCACGAGAAGTCCCTCGTCCGGATAAGAGATCTCGTTGAAAACTCCCGTGCTGCGTTATAAGATACAGCATGAAAGAGAAACTGCTCCCGGTCGGTACCCTAGTGAGATTCAGGGAATCGATGACAAAAGTGGTTTACGCAGTTGTCATCAAGTCTGAGATGGACTGGCGGGGAAAGAGTGACCATGACATCTATGTCGGAGATTCCGAGAGGGTCTCATACGGGTGGAGCACAGATGAACTCGTCCCGATTGAGTAACCCGCCACCAGGCACTCTTATCGAGGTGAAGGCCAGCCACGGAGGCGGTGACAGGGTCACTCTCGGTTTCATGGACGACAGAGAAGAAGAAGTAGAGATTCCTATCGGCACACACGCCATAGTCATCGGTGAGTGGGTTCGCCCTTGGGACAAGGGAGACCCGATGCCGCTCATATCGTGCGATCACGGAGTCGGCTGGCTGTTTCGAGATGAGATTCTGGTGATCAATGAAAAGATTCCAGCCGGGTGACCTCGTCAGTCGTCGAATATGGGAAGACGAGACCTGTGACTGGAGAATCGTTGAGGGTGAGACGTGGGTCTACCTGGGAGGGTTTGAAGACGCCTGGGAGAGGTCTTTCGGTGATTTCTTGGCTCCTTTCGGAAGTATCGTGAGAGCGCCTGTTGCGTACTTTGTCGATGGAGAGGAAGCGAGGATACTTTCTCGTGTAGTCTGTCAAGACGCTGGCGAGAAGAAGTGAAAGTCCTCCCTGGGCAACTGAGAGTGTGGAGAGAGAAGTACTTTAGACTCACCGCACCTAGCGAAGGGTTCGAATATTTCATCGTCCTATGGAAGAACGGAGACGGGAAATGGGCAGTGAGATTCAGGGGCGGGAAGCTGGAGGAGATGAAGGAGGAGGTGATCGAGGATCTGACTCAACTCCTGGATGCGCATTCCTCATTGTCGACACCCTTGTCAAGGCAACTCTCGTCGGGTTCTTCTACGTCCTCTTCGCAACAATAAGGGTCCAGCTGGGGATATGAGAATCATCGTCCCGGGCACCATCATGCGGACGAGGATCGAGACAGAATTCGATCCCATGATTCCGGACTACAACGTGATGTTCTACGTGCCTGCACACGTCAATGTCCTCATCGTCAGCGTCTGGACAGGAACACTCTCAAACGCGACGAAGAATCACTGGGTCGAGGTCCTCTGGGATGGACGCAAGGGTTTCGTGTACGCGCCCGATCTGGAGGACATCGATGCCGTCGCAGAGTGAGCTCCCTGTCGGACACACTTACCGAGCAATCGACAACTGGGGCTCGGAAAGGGACATCTGCTGTGTTCTCTTGAGAGTGTGCCCGCCCGGTGACCAGGTCGTCGGTAGCAACCACTGGCACTTCGAGGTGTGGGACGGAGAGTCCAGGATTCTCCTCAACACTTCCTACTACACCCTCATCCCGCTTGAACAATCCGAAGACTCCCAATAGAATTAACACTGGAGATACAATGAAGTTTCACAAGTCTGACAACATTTGGACTCTGGCCACTGACTCTCGAATGGACGTCCGCGACCAGCTTCCACCTGGAAACTTCACGGTGTGCAAGCACCCTCTCACGGGAGAGTACTACCTCGAGGAGAGCGAGGCCTTCGTCCTTCCAAAGAAGCTCTACGGGAAGACGGAGCGCTACGGTCGACGGATCCTCGACACCTTCTACGACCGCCAGCCTGGGACCCAGGTGGGTGTCTTCCTCAGTGGACTAAAGGGCTCCGGTAAGACTCTCCTGGCAAAGTATGTCGCGGTGACTTCTGGACTCCCCACCATCATCGTCAACACTCCCTTCTCTGACGAGCGCTTTATGCGGACGATCCAGGGGATCGAGCAGGCGGCTGTGGTCATCTTTGACGAGTTCGAGAAGCTCTATGACGAGGACGCGCAGGAGTCCATCCTCACTCTCTTTGACGGCGTCTACACCGCCCAGAACAAGGTGATGGTCATCACCTGCAACGACCGGTACAAGGTGAAGGGTTTCTTCCACAACCGACCGAGTCGACTCCGCTACGCAATCTCCTATGACCGTCTCGACACCGAGTTCATCCGAGAGTACTGCGAGGACAAGCTCCAAGACTGTGGGAAGTACCTGGAGAAGATCACCACCCTCTCCGCACTCTGTGACGACTTCAACTTTGACATGCTCCAGGTCCTCGTGGACGAGCTCAACCGCTACGGTGGAGAGTTCGATGACGCCATCGAGGTCCTCAATGTGAAGCCGGCTGGCGGCAATAGTGGAGTCTTCTGGGTCCCGACCGTCACTACCCCGAAGCAGAAGGGCCGCAAGTGGAAGCCCCTCAACACGAGGTACGACGTCTCCCCTATCTACATGATCTCCAACGAGCGCTACGACAATAACATCAGCCTTCGGCTCGAGGAGGAGGGTATCGCCAAGAAGGCCACTGATGACGACGGTGACGAGTGGGCAGAGGCAGATGAGAGGATGTACCTTGAGCTCCGCCAGGAACACCTCTTCCAGGTCGACCCGAACACTGGTACCTACGTCTTCCGAGTGCAGGACTACGACACCGAGTTCGAGGTCGTGTTCACGGAGGTCCGAAAGGGCGGTGGGTTGAGCAACTACAGTTTTGGTCGAGGTGACTTCTGATGAACCAGAGGGAAGAGAATCTCATGACATGGTTCTTCATGTTTGCGGCTTTCATGAGTGTCATCGCGTGGGGGTCCTTGACATGGGAGTTTGAGGAAAGATGCAAGAGCGTCTGTTATCCCAAAGAGTCTATCACGCCGCTCTACAATTTTGAGCACTCATGCTTTTGTAGCGAGGGAAACGGAAAGTGGCGCAGAGAGTTTCCTTAAGGCGCAATTTCACGATATTTAAGGAAAGAGGAAAATGTGTCACTGTATAACGTAAAGCCGCACCACGGAAACTCTTCCGAGTACATGGTCTCGTCATGGCCTTGGGTCACTTCTTCGCTCGTTGCCACCTCCGCAGTCGAGTTCAGATTCGACTATGTCACTCGCTGGGTCATGGTCTCGAATGACGACGCTTCCAACGGTAACAAGGACATCTATTTCGGCTTCACCCAGAACGGTGTGAACGGTGGAAATCACTTTCATGTGCATCCCGGGGAACATGTGGGCCCCATTGAAGTGAAATGCACGAGCATCTGGGCAAAGAGCGACCAGTCTGGGGGATCTCCGATCTCAATCATGGTCGGCCTGACTAACGTGACGTCATCTGACTTTCCGTCGATCACTGGCTCAAATGGCTTCGCTAATGTCGGTTGATTTATCACTTCAAATCGATGATATGTTACTCTAGAATGCGACTATCCGAGAATGGATAGTTATCCCTGGAGAGAAAGATGTCAATGAACAATCCGAACTGGGGCGAAGGGTACGTCCCAGCGTACCAGATCTCGGCGTCACCCTTTGTGACATCATCGAACGTTGCCCTGGGCTCGACCAAGGAAATTGCCTTTCAGGGAGTCACCCGCTTCTTCACCGTGAAGAACACTGGAGCGTCTTCCACGGTCATTGCGGTCGGATTCACGCAGAACGGTCTCACTTCGGCGAATTCAAACTTCTTCACTCTCAGCGGTTCAGAGGCTTATTCGGGAGAGATCAGGACAGACAGGTTGTTTATCTCGGGGTCCTCGGGTTCTCCGACTTTTACCATTGTCGCTGGTCTCACTCCCATCTCTTCTGCAAGCTTTCTCCGAGTGACATCTTCGAATGGATTCCCAGGGGTCGGCTGAACTATGTTCGGAAACTTCTCGTACGAGCTTCTCAGAGTTCTTGAGAGAATGTGGCAACGCAAGAGATAAAGTCCCACTCTTCAACTTAGAGTCTTGACAGGAAGACTCAGCTTGTTGGAACACTTCATGGGACTCCGCGTCGGTGACCTTGTCAAGGTTGACATAGGTCCGCGGTATTACGTGGGATATGACGCTCTTGTGATTGGACTTGAGCTTGTGGAAGACCCGAGCGAGGATCTCATCAAGGAACCAGAGCCCAACATCAGAGTCCTGTGTCGTGAAGAGACTGTTGTTCTATACGCTGGTTGGGTCTCGAAAGTCAACCAGTAGAGGAGGGAAAGTGCAGGATGAGGGAAAGAGTTTCACCGTAACTTACGCCAACGGTGACAGCATGACTTACAATGAGAGAGATCTCACGAACGGCTTCGATGAGACGTGTTTTCCCGACAATGAAGCCGAGTGTAACGATGAGTGAGAGACTTATCGAGGGAGAGATTGCAAAGATCGTGTGTTGGGAGTGTGAGGGAATAGAGCCACCGTATGGCTGGGCAAGTCTGGATAAGGCGCAGGAGGGACGTGCCCGCCTGAAGGGGAAGAAGAAGATTCGACCCGAGACCGACGCCCTTGTCATTGAGCGTGTCGAGACAGCTGCGAAGAACCTCATGGAAGAGGACCTCGGTAAGGGAATCTACTACTGGTGTGTGACAGACTCAGGTCGTCTTCTTGTGGACTCGAGGTTTCTCAAGGCCCTCTGATCGCATACTTAGCTCGGAGGATCAAGATGAACTACACACCCGAGCAGAAACACGCTATCGACTGCGTGCTTGCGATTTTCGAGACAGGAAAGGTTCCCACGGCCGCTTCGTACTCAACCTGCACGGTCCTGAAAGACGGAGCGGGGATATCGTACGGCAAGCACCAGTGCACGGACAAGGCAGGTTCCCTTGACCTCGTGTGTAAGAAGTACATCGAGTTGAAGGGCGTCCATGCTGCTGAGCTCTCACAGTACCTGGGCTACCTCGCGACCAACGAGTCCGCGAAGGTCGACCCGAAGGGACCGTTCCCAGCGTGGCTCACTGCACTCATCAATCTCCTGAAGACCTGTGGCGCTGATCCGATCATGCAGCAGGCCCAGGATTTCGTGTTCGACCAGAACTACTTCCTGCCCGCTGTCAACCACGCGAAGGACATCGGTCTCACCACCGCCCTCGGTCTTCTCGCGATCTATGACACCTGCATCCACTCGGGTCCGGGAAGGGTCGGGACCCACCGAGCCGCGTTCCCCGAGAAGTCACCGAAGAACGGTGGTGATGAGAAGGCCTGGGTGAAGGCATACCTCAATGCCCGACGTGCCTGGCTCTCTGGGAACAACAACCCGATAGTTCAGAAGACGGTTTACCGCCAGGATGCGATCCTCGACCTCATCAAGGCCGACAACTGGGAGCTGAGGCTTCCTTTCTCGGTGCGGGGAGTCAAGGTCGGTTAGACAGGTTCTCTGAGTTCTCGAACCACAGAAGCTTGGGGACGTTGGTGTAGAGCACGGTGATCTCCTCGCCGGGCTCTATCACTTTCCTTGCTCGGATCTCGATCTGCTGCTTGTCATTGTTCACCTTCCAGTGTGCGTTGTTGTCGCTGGAGTGATTGTAGATCGACGCCCACCCAAGGGCGACATGGGCTATCCCGTACGAGTTGAAGACGTAGTCGTGGAAAATTGTCCTGTCGCAGTTTGCGTCGTACAGCATGCTGAGGAGAGAGTCCTCACAGGAGAAAGTGGGAGCCCTCTCTATCAGCTCGTCTTTCTCGTAACGCCGTAACGCGAAGACTCCACGGCCCTTCCCGGGAGAATCCTTGATCTCTGCGTCAGGGAAAAAGAAACCCTTTCGGTCGCTCCTGAACAATCGGCCGTCTCCGTATACTTTCTTACAGAATCATTTGGAGGAGAAGTCCGTGGTAAATCTTCTAATGCTCGCGGCCTGCATGGACAATGAGATCCATCGCGTGAAGGACCCAGTTTCTGACGGCACACCGCAGATTCAGGTGACACCTGAGTCCGTGGAATACGGGGTCGTGCCTGCCGGGGAGTCTGCGGCTCAAGTCATCACGATGTCCTCTGTCGGTGATGTCACCCTCAATGTGACCGCAATGCAGATCGGTGACGGTCGTGAGACTTTCACTCTCTTGGAACCTCTCCCGGGATCCTATGAGCCCGGTTCGTCTGCAGAGCTCACTATCACCTACACATCCGACGGGAGCGAGACATCAGGTGACCTTCAAATCCTTTCTAATGATCCTGCTAATCCTAACCTTCGTGTGCCTCTGCTAGCCGGAGCAGAAGTTGTGGACACGGGAGACACGAGCAATGATCCCCCGCCGCTCTCCCAGCCTATCGCAGTATGCTCTGTCGACCCAGTCGAGGTTCTTGCCATCCATGAGTCTGCTGACTGGATTGGCAGCTCTTCCTACGATGACGGGTCAATAGTGTCGTACGACTGGTCTCTAATTTCAGCTCCGGCCGGAGCAACGGCCACGATGCCCGGGGGCGCTGCTAATCGGAGAGGATTCACGCCTGACGTAGCCGGTGAGTATATCGGTCAGCTCATTGTCACGGACAACGATGGCATCTCTTCTGAGCCCTGCACTGCGACCCTCAATGCAACTGCGGGTGACGGTCTCTGGATCGAGATGTTCTGGGTCCACTCGGGTGACGACATGGATCTCCACCTGCTGGATGACGGAGGGGCTCTCACCACGAACTCTGACTGTTACTACGCAAACTGCACTTGGGGAGGGCTCAACTGGGGAGGCACCGGATCCTCTGACGACCCGATACTTGACCTCGACGACATACCGGGAACGGGTCCTGAGAACATCAACATTGGTTCTCCAGCTCGCGGAACGTACACGGTCTACGTGCATGACTATCCGGGGAGCACCTACATCGGTCGCAATGACGTCACTGTGAACGTGTACTTTGCGAGCAGCCTTGTCTGGACTGACACTCGAAATGTCAACTCGGAGGGATGTTATGAGCCCTTTGTCGAGGTCACCGTCCCAGGCGGCGTCACGACCGACCTGATGGGGAGCTGTCGGTGATCGAGTGGGTTGTCGACAAGGCTTTCACGTTCTTCATGTGGACCCTGCTTGACCCTGAGGGACGCAATTTCTTCTATGCAATGAACGCTTTGATAATTTTGGGTTGTCTGTCTCTCCTCTACTTCACGAGAGATAAGTAGAGTCATGGGATGGAGAACTGCAGGAGACCCCGCGACACCAGGTCACAGTGGGCTGGCCCCAAAAGCGAAGACAAGGGCTCCTCACGACCGCACCTACGGCGCCCAGGATGACATGCTTGACGAGCCGGGGACGATTGTCGAGCCTGACATGAGAGAGAAGATCTCCCAGTACTTCAAGACGATGAAACTTCGGGAGTGGGTGAGACTTATTTTACGAGAAAGTTGATCGGTCTATTCCAATTTCGTGAGACTTGTATTACTATCACAATACAAGGAGGCCACCCACCATGAAGTACGACCACCGGGAACCCTTCCACCGCGCCTTCCTGGCGACCCACCTCCGTGAGGCGCTTGAGACCGCTGGTTTCTCCCCAGTGACCGGTCGCCACCCAGCGGAGGAGGAGGTCTGGACCCGCCCGGTCGAGGGGACGAAGTTCAAGATCAAGGTCTACACCTCCATCGTCGACAACGAAGTCCGCCTCGTCGGCGCGGACGCCATCCGGGTGGTCGGCTCCTACGAGAACGATGGAAAGACGAAGGGCCTTGTCGGCAATGCCTCGGTCCACCGTCGCGGCACGGTGGAAGACATCAAGGAACGCACTATCCAGCGTGCCCGAGACACCTGGACCAAGTGCCGGTCCAACGGAAAGTGTAAGTGTGGCGCTCCCCTCCTGGTCTCCAAGAAGGGTAACTCTTATTGTTCTGACCTTTGCTGGAAGTCCTGATGGAGACAAAATTCAAGAAGGGAGACCTCGTGCTCGTCAAGCACCGGGTCAATGAGAGGCTCTTCTCCCATGATGAGGAGCTCAGGCACGGTGTGGTTGTGGATGTTCGACCCTTCGTCATCGGTGGCTCAGGAGTGAGCTCGTGGATTGGGGGCTGGGCGTTCACGCAGGAGGACAAGCGCAGCGAGTACCTCATCGTTTCCCCGAGTGGAGAGTTCGAGTCCTGGTTTGACGAGAAGAATGTCCATGAAGTGAACACGGTCTAGATTTTGGTTACCCTTGACTTCGGAAGGGTCCAATGAAGAAGGGCGACCTCGTGCTTTGGAAGTCCATTGACAGCAGAGTAAAGGACTACGGAGTTGTCCTTGACGTCTGTGATCATCGAGGCATCTTCCCGGAAGAAGTTTTTGTCAAGTTCCCCCTTGACGGTGTCGAGGGCTGGTACTTGTCACGCAATCTTGAGAAATTAGAGGAGACAAATGAGTCAGGTGGATCACCCGAGTCACTATCGCAAGGACACGGGATTTGAGGTCATCGATGTGATTGAGGCATGGGACCTCGATTTCTGTCTTGGGAATGCCGTGAAATACATCGCGCGTCAGGGCCGAAAGGGGACTGACACGGCGGGACAGGACCTGCGCAAGGCGATGTGGTACATCGATCGTTACATTCAACGCGTTGAAGGGGCGAAAAGTGATCAAGAATGAACAGTACTGGGAGACCCTCGGCAAGATTTCTCCCGAGTCTCGTCACAGAATTAACACGAGGTCGGAGAGGGTGACTTGCGGAAGTGAGAGGGCCCACATCATCCGGTGTGAGGTGCCCTACAACCCGATGGAGATCATGAGAGAGGCGAGCCGCCTCGCTGTGGGAGCCGGAGTTCCGGAGGCCGACACCTGGTTCATCTCAGAGAATGGGGCGCACCTGGGCAGTCCCTATCAAGAGAGAAACTTCTTTGCTCTCCGCAAGTCTTCCGACACTGATGGGGACAAGCTGTGCGCGCTTGAGGTCCTTGCACAGGTCTGTGAATATGTAAGGTCAAGGAAAGAAAAATGAAGTACCTGAGACTGTCTCTCATTCTCTCTCTCGTGTTCCTCCCGGGACATACGCGCGCCGATGACCGTGACGAGGAAACCGACGACAGGAAGGTCGTGTACAAGCAGAAGACCGAGATCGATTTTGAGGGCCTCGAGGTCGAGGGAATCCTGCAGAAACCCCAGAGCGCTCTGGTGCTTGAGAGGAAGAAGGCGAGTTTCAACCCGCTCATCAAGCTTCGCACCGACTGGAATGCGGAGATTGACCAGTCGACGGATGAAGTGAAGTGAGACTCCTCCAGCGAGCGAAGCAACTCTTCCTCGAAGAAGAGGGCCAGTCTACTGTCGAGTACATGCTCCTCATTAGCGTTATCGTGATTGCGATTGTCGCGGCAGCATACGTATTCATCGATCCCTTCAAACAGGGCGTGCAGGATCTCGCGGAAGACGTGAAGAAGATCCTGTCCGACGGAAAGATCGGTAGGGTTGGAACTTCAAGATGAGACGCAGAAAGCTAGTTGACATACTTTTCGAAGATGCGGTACCTGGCAACTCTCCACCTGAAAAGCAGGTTCATGTCTTCGATTTCGATGACACACTCGGGCTCACTTCGAACGCTAACGGTGTGATGTTATACAGGGACGGCAAACCCGCTCACAGGACTGCGGGAGAGGTCAAGGATTGGCTTGCGTCTCTCGGCGTACCGGAGACCGCAATACTTGAACCGGGGATCCAGTCCATCAGGGAGAGAGAAAACGGCATGGCTGTCTACCTCTCCTCCTCCGGCCTCGCCAAGGTCCAGAAAGCGTTCCCGCCCTCGAAGCAGGGAGTCACTACGGGGTACGCTGACAGGGTCGAGCAACCGGGTGAGACGATTCTGATCGACTTCACTCCCTCCAGCGGCACCAACGTGAATGACACGACCCCTATTGAGCCGACCATCAACAAGATGAAGAAGGCGAACGCACAGGGATCAGACACCATCGTCATCACTGCGAGGAAGGCCGACGGCGTGGGCACGGATTTTCACGGCAAAGACGTTGCTGCCACGAATTCGAAAGACATGGAAGACTTTCTCGCCGCACAGGGCGCAAAGCCGACTGACGGTGTGATGGGCGTAACGGGACAGAATAAAGGTCTCGCGATCATCAAGAAGTATATCGCGAATTACGAGGACCCTCCCGAGGAGATCCACTTCTACGATGATCTGAAGAAGAACACGGATGAAGTGGAAGCCGCCGTGGCAGAGAAGGTTCCTTCTGAACTGCACGTCTACGGTCCCGGTGAATTTGCTCACAACGAGGCGGATCCGGAGATTCCGAAAAAGTCGTATCCGGGGCAGGAAGAGCTTGACCCTCGTGGAATCTCTGAGAGTCGCAGAATCGACGATAGCATAATCATGGAGAGGTGGGCGTACCTCGCGGGGATAAGAAGATGAACGAAGCAAAGAAGAAGGGTCTCTGGCACAACATCTGGGCCAAGCGCCGGCGGGGTGAGCGACCTGCTCGTCCGGGTGAGAAAGGGTATCCAAAGACTCTCAAGATCGGAGAGGCCGCTCTCCGATCAATCATCAGGAGGGAACTCATTCGGGAGTGGACTTTCCTTCAAGCCTCGATGTCAGGCAACGCCATCAAGGGGCTGATCAGCGTCCTCGAGGACATGTTCGGTCCCACGACCACGCAGCGTCTTGAGAGGACAGGCGACGACAAGATCATCGACCGTTACCACGCTTTCTTCGGCATGCTTCACACACTCCCAGAGTACCGGATGGTCTGGGAGAACTACAAGCAGGCGCAGAGGAGTCATGCGAGCATGGACCCTGGCGCTGACTACGCTCGTGACCCGAACCATCCGATCGGAAAGGCTTTCGAGAGCCTGAAGAGCAAGGTCCTCGGGAAGCTTGATGAGCTTGAGAGGACCCTCTCACCCGAGACAAGGGACATCTGGAAGTCGGATCTCGATGAGCAGCGGTACCTCTTCAGGAAGGTGTTCGAGGACTGGGCTCGGGGCAAGATGACGACCGGTCGCGTCCTCACAATACTCGATTCGAGGGGGACAGTTGAGTCTCGGCGTCGGAGACGCTCTCTTTCCGAAGCCGGTGAGATGGTCGCCGGGAGGGACCTCGAGCAGCTCCAGACGACTGAGTTCATCACTGCCCTTGAGACTGCGGACATGGACCTCGAGGACGCAGGGTGCCCAGAGGACTCTGACGCTCGAGTCTTTGCGTTCGAGGCGATGGAGATGATCGAGAAGGGTCGGGAGAGGCCGGGTTACAGCGTCACGATGATCGCGCCCATTGCCCAGCAGGTGATCGAGGCAATCAGGTCCTGCCCACACGTCGACAAGTACGTCGCCCAGAGGGTAGCCAATGACCTCGAGCTCGCGCTGGATCGGACCCAAGAGGTCGACAGGTTCTAGACACCTCCTGGCTGGGCGGCGGAATACCTCACGGTGTCCCTCGGATGACATCCGTTACACTTCATTCCGCTGCCAATGGTAATCCTCAACCTCCTCTTCGAGTGGTCAAACTTTATTTTTGAAAGTTGTGTCCACGTGTCACGAAGTGAATTAACAGACTACAGGAGGCAAGGTGGACATCCAAAGCGCCCTCGAACTCTCTGAGTCTATCCGACTCGCGGCTTCTCCCCACTGTCACCGCGTGGAAGTGGCAGGGTCGGTTCGTCGTCGGAAGCAGAACGTGAAGGATATCGAGCTTGTGGCTCGAGTCCTCGACTGGGAAGGACTCTTCAGCTCTCTCACGCAGTTCGGCGACTTCATCAAGCCTGGCTGTCCGGACGTGATTCCCTGGCCGCCACGAGCCGGCGCAAAGTACCTCCGCATGATGCTTCACTCTGGGGTGAAGCTTGACTTCTTTATCGCGAATGAGCACAACTGGGGAGCTCTCTACATGATGAGGACCGGCGGGGCTACCGGTCCGGATGGCAACCCCTTCGACGGTTTCGTCCCCGCGATGTTCTCTCGGTGGAAGAGAGTCTCCGGCGGCGGGAGGATGCGAGACTGTCTCCCCACGCTCCCAGACGGAAGGCCCGTCTCGGTTCCGGAGGAGGAGGACTTCTTCCGCCTTGTCGGGGTTGACTGGGTTCCTGCGGCTGATAGGGTCTCTTCGTCTGCAGTGAAGAAACAGAAAGGTTACAAGCTCGACATCGAGAATATCAGCTTCGTGGAGAATGTGAAATGAGTAGCAATGAACAGTGGTTCCACGACGTCACCGAGGACGTCTACTATCGAGTAACTCACTTCGAGCACTCTACGAAGCGTGTAATGGAGGAGTGGCTCTGTTCCACGGGTGACCGTTGGTACCTCGACCCAGGTCTGACGAAGGCGACTTTCCTCCGGGATCACATCCTCACACCTTGCGACCCTGTTGCAGGAATGTTGAGTAAATGAGTTAGTCTCTCGCGCATACCATACTTAGTGGTATGCGTAAACTACTACTTTCAATTTGTTTTCTGGTAGTCCCAACGCTCGCTCAAGCCTCTGGTTTTTGCGAGGTCAATGACCCTGGCACCTCAGCTTTCATTCGTAACGAATACGTTGAGTTCGGTATCGGCTCCGAGGGTGCTTTCGGAGAGGCCGGTTACCCCTCTGGATGGCACTACCGCTCCAACACAGGCCAGCTCGGCTTCGTGGCAAACCCGCAGCGGAACGGCTGGTCGAGCTACTACGGCGACTTCTTCTCACCCGGCTCTCCGCTCGAGGGCTGGGGCGTTGAGTTCAACGGGGTCGCCTACGACAACACGAACGGTTGGACGAATGGCATCGCAGGCTCCCTCGGTGACCCCGCATGTGAGGTCGATATCTGTGGAAACCTCGGCGGTGCGGTGTCGTGGACCGGCGCGGTGGGAGACCTCGGAGTAGAGACCCAGTATGGTGTCGTTAATGACGAGGTCTACGTCGTGATGACTGTCACACTCACCAACAACGGCTCATCGACCCTGTCCGACGTTTACTGGTTCAGGAACGTCGATCCTGACAACTCGGTGATGACGACCTACAGCTACTCCACCACAAACACCATCATCTCGCAGCCTGACTCAACCACAGACCTCGCCTCGGTGAGGGCGACCGGTGGCGACGGTGCGGACCTCTACCTCATCGCCTCCGACAGCCGGGCAAGGGTCACTCACGGTGGGTTCTTCAACACCGATGCCTCGGACATCTGGAGCGGCTCAGGATTCTACTCCTCGGTGGGCTCTTCGGTCTCTGATGACGCTGCAATCTCACTCGCTGTCAGAATTGGTGACATGGCTCCTGGGCAGACGGAGACGTTCAGGGTCATCTACACCCTTGACGAGACCGCAGTCGCCGCGGCGACGGACTGTGCCGAGGCGCCCGTGGAGCCTGATGGTGACGGTGACGGGATCCCGGATTCCTCGGATTCCTGCCCATCAGATCCGTATGACGACGCAGATGCCGACGGTGTCTGCGGTGACATTGATACCTGCGAGGGCTACGACGACCTCACTGACGCGGACGCTGATTACACCCCTGACGGATGCGACACCTGTCCATCGGATCCATACGATGATGTCGACGGTGATGGTGTCTGCGGGGACGTGGACATCTGCGAGGGATACAGCGACCTTGTCGATTCAGATTCGGACGGTATCCCGAACGGGTGCGACGCATGCAAGTATGATGCAGACAATGACTCCGATTCCGACGGGGTCTGCGCTGAGAACGACATCTGCCCAGGCTCTGATGACGGCCTCGACAGCGATGGTGACTACACCCCCGACGGATGTGATACCTGCCCGCTCGACGCTCTCGGTGATTCCGATGCCGACGGTTCATGCGACTCCGACGACATCTGCCCAGGCGCAGATGACACACTCGACACCGACGGAGATGCGGTCCCCAATGGATGTGACACCTGTCCGGATGACTCGGCTGACGACTCGGACGGTGACGGATCCTGCGACTCTGCGGACATCTGCCCCGGCTTCGACGACACGGTAGATTCGGACGAGGACGGCCTCTCAGATGACTGTGACACCTGCCCACTCGATGAGCTGAACGACATCGACGGTGACGGGACCTGCGGTGACGAGGACATCTGCCCCAATGACTCCCTCGATGATCGGGACGGCGACGGAGCCTGTGAATCACTGGACGTCTGCCCGCTCGATCCAAGCGACGATGTCGATGGTGACGGAGCATGTGCCGACACCGATCCATGCGAGTTCGATGCTGACAACGACATCGATGCCGACGGAATCTGTGGTGATGTCGATGCCTGTCCGGATGATGCGACAAACGACGCTGATGAGGACGGGCTCTGCGGTCTATCTGACAACTGCTCGGATGCCTTCAACTCCGACCAGGCAGACACCGACGGAGACGGTCTTGGTGATATCTGCGATTCAGATGCCGACGGAGATGGGGCTGACGACGCAACCGACAACTGTCCGGGTCTCTCCAATGACCAGTCCGACGTTGATGGAGACGGAGTCGGTGATGCATGCGATCCTGTCGATGACAGGCCGGTCGATACAGGAGATTCTGGTGACAGCGGTGTGGTGATCGACACCGGCGACAGTGGCCACGATACCTCGATCGATACCAGCTCAGATTCAGCCGTTGATAGCGCTGACGAGACTGGCACTCCACCGGTTGATGACACGGACGAGAAGCCAGCCCCGAAGGGTTCATACATCCCGGGCGGCGGTTGCTCCACGACCGGTGGCGTCGGGGGCGGTAGCCTCATCCTCGTGGCCCTCGGCGCGGTCCTTGCCTCAAGGCGGAGGGGCCTCTTCTCCCTCCTCCTCGGACTCCCACTCCTGATGGGAGCTTCTGGTGGTGAGGTCCCCGAGATGAGCGTGGTGCCCCTCCCACCGAGGGGTGAGTCGAGGTTCCTCGGAGATGAGACCGCCATCGTCGGTGGTGTGGTCACCGATCCCCTATCCTACATCAACCCGCAGGGCGATGAGGTCGTGGTCATCGATGACGTCTACTGGGGTTGGACGACCAATCGTTACACTTTCGAGCACTTCTCTGTCGACTTCGGAATACCGGCAACGATAGCGAATGACGGCGTGGCTCGTCTCGGTGACGTCTGGGGTGGATTCCGCGCAAGCTCCAAGGGCTTCAGCGTTGATGGGATTGGAACCTACGGTGACGTGGCCGTAGTGGCTCCCACAGGCGGGGGCCTCGGTGTCTCGCATCCTGGGTGGGCAGCGACCCTCGAGGCAGGAGCCGAGGCCCAGTTCGGTAACATCGGCGGGCTTCTCGGGGCTGGCTTCATGGTCTACCCGAGCGTCGATCTCGAGGGATACGAGCTCGGATCGGGTCCTTACGTCACCGCTGCAGGATCATACGCTCTCGGTGACTTCACCGTGGGCATCGACTCGCAGGTCTTTCACAATATCGGTGAGGATCCCGTGTCATCGCTCTTCGTCGGATCCTCGCTCGAGTGGACGGCTGGGAACTTCTCGATAGGCGCTGCGGTGAGCAAGGGAGTCATCCGCCAGCCCGGTGACGGTGACTGGCAGGCGATGGTTCAGGTGACTTTCGGTCCAGACGAGGACGAGCCAGTCGAGGTGCCCCCACCCGCCGCCGCCTGTGATTGCAAGGTTCAGGAGGAACCGCCCCAGCCCATCGTGATCGTTGTCCCGGCGAAGCCTGATGTTACCCTTCCCCCGAAGCAGGAGGTCGGAATCGGATTCATGCCCGGTGATACGAAGCTCAACACGAAGGCGCAGGCGACCCTCGACGGTGTGTGGACGGTCCTCAACCTCCGTCCAGGTTACGGCGTGAAAGTAGTGGGATACGCCGATTCCTCAGAAATTGATTACAAACATCCCGATGAGCTCTCGCAGGAGAGAGCGAAGGCCGCAGCCGATTACCTCATAGGTAAGGGCGTCGATGCGGAGCGCATCTCCATCGAGGGTAAGGGCGACACGGCGCCGCTCGACACCTCCGGGACCCCCGAGGGGCAGGCCTTAAACCGAAGGGTCGAGTTCGTCGTCGTTGTCGCTGCCAAGCCGGCTCAGTAGGGCGTCAATCCGATCGATCGAGGAGGCGGCACCACCGACCTCCTCCTTCGCCTTTTTCATGTCGTCCTCGAGCTTGCCCATCTTCCCCTCGAGCGCCTTCACGGCAACGATCATACCAGCCGTCACTGCAGCCCCGGTCGCAACAGTTGCAGCTGCTTTTGAACCGAAGAGGGACGCGAGCTTTGCCTGAACAACACTGACACCGCCCATCGCCGATGTAGCGACAGTCGCACCGACAGCAGCTACCGCCCCGACCGCGGCTATCGTTGCAACCTCAGGAGTCATGCCGAGATATGTCTCCTCTTTTGGCTGGGGGTCAGGGACAACCACAACTGCTTGGGTAGCGGACACGGTTGCAGGAGCAGCTGCCACCACGGGAGGCGGAGGCTCAGGCTCAGGAAGCGGTGGAGGCTCCACTTTCTTCTCGACGACATTCTTGACGACCTTGACCTCCCGCTTCTCCTCGACAGGCTTCTCTATCTGCTTGACAGTTGTCTCGTCGGTCGGCGGGCGGATGATGACACCTGCCTCGATAGTGCAGTCGGTGTCGCTCAGGCGAGGATCATCGATGGTGACAATCTCGCCTGACTTGACAACGCAGGTATCAGCCATTCTTCTTCGCCCTGCCGCGCTTCGGAGCAGGCGGCTCGGGCTCAGGTGCTGGTTTGGCCTTTGCTCTGGGCTTCGGCTTCTCGTCCGTGGGCGGCTCCGGGGTGACCTTACCACCCGCGAGGAGGATCTCAAGCTTGGTCTCAATCTTCGCAAGCTTGGCGCGGAGCTCACCCACCTGCTCGAGGAGGTCCTCTTTCGCCTGCAATGCCGCCTCGAGCTTCACTTCAAGAGCGGCGACGCGCTCTTTCAGGTCGTCCTTGTATTCGTTCCTCTCCTTGCGATCGAGGAGCTTTTCCTCTTTCGCGTCCTTGCGGACGTTGTCGTTCGCCTTGAAATTGAGATCGGCCTTCTTCTTATAGAAATCCCACGCGTACTTACCAAGAGCGCCAGAGACTGCGAGTCCGAGGACGGCCCAGATGTTACCGCCTCCCGTTGCCTCCATAACCTGTGCTACTGGATCGGCCATTAGCCACCTCTCTCTGCATCGTCTGAAGGGACATTTGCTTTTGTTCCGAAGTAGTAGGCAAACACCATCAGCGTGATGTCCTTAATAAATGTGAGGACCTCACGGCTCTCATTCTCCCAGAGGAGCTGGGCGGATGGGCCAGCAATGAGCTTGTCCGCGATCCAGATGCCGACAATGAAAGCAAACATCGAGGTCACGAACTGCGTGAGAGCCTTGTGCTCCTTCTTCTCGCGCTCGAAGATCGACTTCACGATCCACTGGATCCCGCCCACAATAGCTCCACCGAGTAGGATGGCACCGAATGTCGTCGGGATTGAGTCGTAGAGACTCGGGTAGATTTTATCGCCGTTCTTGTCTAGCGCAACGGTCTCTGATTTCGTTGTCTCGACAGTCACAGGTTGCGTTGCCACCGCTTCGGTGGGCGCTGTTGCGGTGGGCGCTTCAGCAGTTCCGACATTTTCTGCCCCCGTGTTCTCAGCGCCCTCGATTCCTTCTCCTGGTTCCGGCATGTATCCTTCCTCCTTTCCGTGTTAAATAGTTTGCTCCGAAGTGACTTTGTCTATTCCAATTTCAGAAGTTCTGTGGTATAATGATCATACAGTGGAGGTAGGAATGCAGAGCCTGAACGGTGTAATCGAAACCCTCGAGGCCCTCGAGGCGGACAACTCTCGTCTCTACAAGGAGTCTATCCTCTTCCCCCGACAGGGAGACGCTCTCCTCCAGCGATTCTTCTCTCTCGCCTTTGACCCCTGGAAGAACTGGGGAGTCTCCAAGTACGACAAGGCGACTATTCCCGGTCCCCGCGGGCATGGCGATGACCTGGTGGAAGAGTTCCTCGACCTCCTCGTACGTCTTGACAAGCGAGAGCTGAAAGGTAACGCTGCCCGGAAGGCGGTCTCCGAGATCATTGCCTCCGGAGATTCCCTCACCCAGAAGTGGTTGGAACGTCTCCTCTGGCGCAATCTCCGGTGTGGAGTCTCAGTCACCACGGTCAACAAGCTCTGGCCCGGAACGGTGGTCCCCTTCGCGGTGGCACTCGCCCAGACCCTCCCCACCAAGGGTGTCAATGGGAACTTCGTCTTCTCCGAGCCGGTGACCTATCCTGTCCGAGTGGAGGCGAAGCTGGACGGCCTCCGCGTGGTGGCCGTGAAGTCCAAGGGTGAGGTCACTCTCTACACCCGAAACGGCACGGTCCTTGAGACCCTTCCCCGCATCAAGGCGGCCATCGAGGAGCTTCCGGTAGACGACTTTGTCCTTGACGGCGAGGCAATGGGCGAGGACTGGAATGAGTCCGCCTCGGTGGTGATGTCAGCGAAGTCGAAGAAGGACGACTCGACGATGCGGTATCATGTGTTCGACTATGTCCCTCTCGCCGACTGGCAGGCCCAGAAGACCGACCTCACCTACTCCGAGCGCCTCGCAATCCTCAACCCTCTCATCATCTCCCAGGGTGACTCCTCTCCCTTCCGCCTCGTGAAGTCGATGACCTGTAGCAATGAGGAGGAACTTCGGAGCTTCTACACCTCATGTCTCGACGAGAACTACGAGGGTGTGATGCTCAAGGACGTCAACGCAAAGTACCAGTGGAAGCGCTCGGCGGCCATCCTGAAGCTGAAGCCGGTGGCCACCGAGGAAGGAGTCGTTATCGGATGGTACGAGGCCTCGGTGGCCACGAAGCGAGCCGGCCAGTTCGGTGGATTCCGAGTCCTCACCCCCAATGGTGTGGTCACCCGAGTCGGCGGTGGTTACTCTGACAAGCTGAAGACCGAGGTCAACGCGGACCCGAACTCCTGGATCGGTCGGATCGTGGAATGCGAGCACCAGCCCCCGTTCACCCCTGACGGCAAGATGCGGTTCCCCGTGTTCTGCCGCTTTCGAGACCCCTCTGACGTGGACCCCAAGATCCACGCCGCCTACGACAACTGGAAGGAGAACGCATGATTGACAAGTTTGTGACTTTCAAGGAACCTGTGGTCATCGAAGATGATGTTGAGAACGGCGTCCTGGTGCGAAAGGGTGGCATGATCTTTCGAAGTCACGTTGTGATGACTGACGGTCGTCATTTCTCAATCTCTGATGCGCAGCACGGAAGCGGCAGGTTTGCCATTGACGAAACCCTGGTGTTTCCGTGTGACGATGAAGGAAACGTCACTGAGTGGCAGGAGGGTCCGTGGGGCGGCCGTGAGATGAGGACCGAAGAAGTCGTGAACGAGATGAACCGAACCTGAGTTTCTACAAAGTCTTGCCTCTTTCTGAAGAAGAGGCGGGTCTCCCCGAATAGTTATGAATGGGTTTGCGGACAACCCGCACCCGAGGGAGGACCTAACAATGGCATTAACACCTGATGAGCTGATTGCACTGGCACCTGAGATTGAGGAGCTTGTCAAATATCTGAATGGCGCACTGAAGAAGGACGCGGATGGAAAGGTCCACGTCACGAAGGAAGAGCGGAAGCAGATAGGGAAGCTTATCCTTGGCCTCTCTGCAAAGTTTGCTAAGGAAGCTCTAGACTAAGCCTGTACAGGCACCCTGCGCCCGTTACAATATCCAATGGAGGAATCTTGCGGATACTTGTAACGGGCGCAGCTGGGTTTGTGCCCTCTCATCTCATTGACCTGCTCCTGACGGTCGGTCACGAAGTCTACGGCGTCGATAACTTCGTGACCGGTAATTCAAGAAACTTGGCGCATCTTGTTCAGAATCCAATTTTCAGTTTCAAACAAGCAGATGTGAGCAGAGAGATTCCCACGTTTCTTGACAAGGACGGCAAGCCTGTCAAGTTCGATAGAGTCTATCACATGGCTTCACCCGCCAGTCCCATAGACTATGTCCAGCTACCGTTTGAGACTCTCGACGCAGGGTCCAAGGCAACCGAGAAGTGCCTCGAACTATGCAGGGAGACCGGCGCTCGGTTCCTCCTCGCCAGCACCTCTGAGGTGTACGGTGACCCTGCCGTCCATCCACAGGTGGAGAGTTACTGGGGGAATGTGAATCCCATTGGACCCCGGAGCGTCTACGATGAGGCAAAGCGGTACGCAGAGACTCTCACGATGGCCTACCAGAGATACCGCGGTGTCGAAACAAGGATTGTCAGGATCTTCAACACCTACGGTCCCAGGATGCGTCCTAACGACGGGAGGGTGATGCCAGCCTTCATCAACCAGGCGCTGAGGGGTGAGCCCCTCACTGTCTTCGGAGACGGGAAGCAGACTCGTAGTTTCTGCTATGTCCATGATCTCGTGAGGGGAATTGAGAGACTGATGGAGTCTAACGTGAAGACTCCGTGTAACATTGGGAATCCGCATGAGATGACGATGTTACAGCTCGCAGAGCACATCAACAGATTCACTGGCAACACTGCGGGTATCGTCCATAAGCCGCTACCGCAGGACGATCCGACTCAACGGAAGCCGGACATCACGTTTGCAAAGATGAGTCTCGGTTGGGAGCCCATAGTCGACTTTGAGACAGGAGTTCGACTGACTGTCGACTTCTTTAGGGAAAGTGCAAAATAGTTTACGCAGCCTATTCCAATTTCGTGTGAAGTGTGGTATACTGATAATACACGGAGGTTGGTGATGGTCTTCGAAATCGACAAGGTCCGGACCCTCTCGCAGGCCTACCAGGCGGCTGGTCTCGGCGGGACCTGGCCGGGTGGGTTCCTCGCTTCCCTCTCCGCCGAGGGCAAGCCCCCTCGCGGCAACGGTGTCAACATCCTCCGCGAACTCCTCGCGAAGGGCGCTCCCGAGACCTGGCCCTCCTGGCAGAGCGCGAAGGACTGGCTCGTCGTGGCCGAGACCTGTCTCCGCAAGGACGAGGCCGACACTCTCCGAAGCTTTGCTGGTCAAGTTCTCCAGGGTCGGGAGCTCACCGAACGTCAGAAGGCGTACGCCGAGAGGATTGTGGCGGGTGCCCAGCGCCCCATCAACTCGGTCCAGGTTGACGACGAGCTCCGGCAGCTTGCCAGTGGTCTCTTCAACCGAAAGTCCCGCATGTCCTCGTACTATTGGGGGAACAAGCCGGCGACCTCCAACCGGCTTGACCGGATCGCGAACAAGATTCTCTGCCAGAGTGAAGTGGAGGTTGAGGACGTTGACTTCCTGAAGTCTCAGTTCAAGGGCGTGGTTGCCCTCTGGGACTCCATTCCCGAGAAGGTCGGTTCACTCAGTCAGATCCGACCCTGGCACGTAGACGCCCGAGGCTACAAGAACAGTGAAGACCCGGCTCCCACCGATGTCCTTGTCCTCGGGAATCGATCCTTCTCCAGTTACGGGATGGTCATGGTCGACATCCTGTTCGAGGGCACGGTGGTCTCTGTTGATGCCGAGAAGCTCATCTTTCCGAAGGTTCGTAAGTCCCGCAAGAAAGCAGTGTAAAGGCTCTCACGGATAGTTACTATCCTATCAAGGAGCAGGAATGAAAGTTCCAATCAGGATTGAGAGCATTGAGGAGCAGCCTGACGGCTCCGCCAAGATCAACATTGAATTTGACGAGGATATCAAACGTGTTCTTATGCAAGCTTGGGGAGTCACAGAGTGGGATGATGCTCGCGCACAGAAAGAGTTCATCAAAGTCATCAGGGAATCCCTCGACCGAGGAAGCAAGAATGCCGAAGGCTGCTGAGCCGAAGAGTTTTAAGCGGAAGAAGAAGGTTGTCGAAGAGCCCGTTGACGCTCCGAGTGAGTCGATTGATCCGCCGGTGCAGTTCATCACGATGCAGGAACTCCTCGAGAGCGCGGGGATGATTGCTCCGGGTGATGAGGAGGGCGTGGAGCCTGAGATCGATGAGTCACCGAAGTGGGAGGTTGCAATCGATGGGATGCAGCCGCTTGAGTGCGGTGGCGTGAAATTCTCCGTCTTCACACCCGGCGAGGGATCCTCGGGTCAGATGGTCTGTGAGTTCCGAGCAAAGCCTGGCATGAACACCGGCCTCTTCTCTTGGCTCCAGAAGCCCACGGAACGGAAGGTCCGGATGACCGTGAAGGATCACGAGGAGGACCTCATCGAGAAGTGGGAGATGACAGCAATCCCGGTTGCTCTCGCCGTTGACGAGCTTGATCGGGAAGTGAAGGACCCGTGGTTCACGACTCTTCAGATGTCCGTGAGAGACATCCGAATTAGCTGATCAGAGGGAGCGGAGGGCTCGTCTAACCGCCTCTCGCAGTTTTGTAGCATTCTTTAGCGCCTCCACGGCCTTTGCCGCCTCTATGGCGGTGTGAGGATCTTGGAGGTAGCGTGCTATGTACTCCTCGAAACCTGAGAGTCTCGCTGAGACATCAGGGACCCCCGCCAATATGGTAACCAGGTCCTCGAAACGGGTGATCTCCGAGGGACTCGCAGGGATACCGAGGGTTGAGACAATGACTTCCGCGTCCTCGGTCCTTGGGACAGTGACGACACCGTCCTCGGTCACCTGAATGCCGCCGGGGTAGGAGATGGTGATCTTCGTGCCCGGTCTCTGCTCGGACCGGATCTTCGCGAGGTAAGCGAGGAGGAGGTTGCGATAGACGCCCTTCACCCCGGACCCAGTCCCAGACATCAGCCAACCGGTCTTCTCAGGGTCACCGGAGAGCATCACATCGACCTGGACGAAGCGGTCCTGTGATCCCATGATGGGGATCATGAGAGCAATGTTCTGTCCGACGAGCTTTGCTCTCTCGGTGCCGATGATTCCTTGGACGTTCTTCAGGAGACCGTCCTTGATCGCCTTGAGAGCCTTCGGGTCGCCCATTGGGACAGGCCCGACTGCGATGTCGAGGTCGCCGGACATCTCTTTCTTCCCTGTGGAACCGAGAGGCACATACGCGTCTATCCCCACCGGCTTCAGGATGTCATGCAGGAGGGCATCCAGCGTGGGTCCCACCTCGGACTTCCTGATTCCGGTCGTGAGTGGGGCGCCGTCTGGTCCCTTGAATGCCTCTCCTCCCATTACCTGTACTCCTCACGGACGATCTTCCTCAACTGTGACTCTGTGATTCTCATGTTATCCTCAATCGTAGTAAGAGTATGAAGTGCGACGACGGGGAGCACGTCGGACCCTATCAGGAGGTGCCCCTGTCGAAATCCACTCGACGCTGATCTCAGGACGCTCACCAGGTTCCCATGCCCAGGCAAGTCGGGCATCGAGGCTCGATAGCGTGGACTTTCCTTCCCGTGTGTACTTTAGGGTCGCTGAGAATGAATCATACTCGACCACTACGCATGGAGATCCATTGACCTTGATTCGATCACCGGGCTGGAGTGCCTTGAACTCCTGTGATGAAGAAATAGGGCCGGGTGACATGCCGACGTTCTCACTGAGACGACCCATCTCTTCCCTGATGATCTTTCTAAGCTGCGACTCTGTGATTCTCATTGTGCTCTCTTTAGTCAAGCTCAGCTGATGTGCTGGCGTAGGCTTGATCGACAGCATCATAAGCAGCCTCCTCGTCGAGCCCGAGGTCGAGGACCTGGAGCCAACGGCGAGAACCAACGTCGACGTTCTCGCCATTGATAATCGCCTCTGAGAAGATGTCAACCGCCTGATCAAATGCTGATGCTCCCGGCATGCCTGACTCGAGGAGGCGCCTTGCCTCCTGACGGACGATCTTTCTAAGCTGTGACTCTGTGATTCTCATCTCATCTCCCAATGTATCGATCTGCTGTTCTTGCCTCTCTCGCACCCTTCGGCGTGAGTGTCAGGAAGTCAACGTCCATTCCCATTCGGGCACCTCTCCCAGGTCCCATTGCCCTCATGTCACCGCTCATTCCTCCACGAGTGACAAGGCCCATCTTCACGAGGGTGTCCACTGAGGCCTTGAAGTTGGCACGAGGAATCGCATCAAACATGTACGTTCGACCAGCGTTTACACGGATGTCTTCCTCCTCTGTGGCACCGTCTCGCATGTACGCGAGGATCGCGAGCTCGTAGTCATAGAGGCCGCCCTTGTCCTCCTTCATCAGAAGTCGGGCCTCCTCACGGACGATCTTACGAAGCTGTGACTCTGTGATTCTCATCTCAGTAGTTCTCTTCGAATGCCTGACAGAAGGCCTCTACCTCACTGAGAAGAGCCCTACATGCTCCTGCAGGGTCTTCGACTCCCGATTCATCCATCCAGCCCTGGACGAAGCTCTCCATCGCGTTGAAGAGCTCCTCATTCGCTCCAGGAAAGCTCTCGTTGATTCTCTTTCCCTTCTTGAACTTCTTGGCCTCCTCCCTGACGATCCTTCTAAGCTGCGACTCTGTGATTCTCATGTTACCCAATCCTCCCAAATGGTAAGTATCTCTTTCGAGACTCTGTTGAAATTCTTGCTGGAGTCTTCCCATAGGCGAAGAATCCACGAAGCTTATTGATGGGTGTAAAGAGTCCAGTGAGTTTCCGGGTCTTTCCCTTCCACCGGAATACGATTCCCTCAACCGCCTTCTCGAATGCCGCCTCATCACCGATCCTCTCGAGTGCAACCCTGATGGACTCGGTCTGGGATGGATCGGCAATGAGTCGACCACCCTTCACGGCATCCCGAGTCTGCCGGACGAAGGACCGAAGGGCATCACCGGACTCCGTTCGATTGGACGAGAGGACGAACTCCAGGTTGCGGAAGACCTGGACTGCGAGCTTCTGGAGGATCCTCTCGATGGGGATGATGGCCTCGTCGACGTATGGACCGGACTCCATTCCCTGGACCTTCTCCCAGACGCCGGGTCCCACAGCCTTCGCGTCCTTCGCAGAGAATGCCGCCTTCTCACCGCGACCGAGTCGAATTGCGACCCTTGCTGCGACATCAGGACTCATACCGTCGGCCTCGAGGCGGGTCTTCACGAGTCCCACGATGAGGTCACCCATGGTGGATGTCTCATTGACACCGGCCTCAGCAATGAGCGCGTCGAGGTCGGCCTCGAGGTCGCTGGCCACCTGGTCAGAATTGAGGACCTTCTGCAGCTTGAGGATGGGAACCTCACCCATCGGTACGGCAACATCAAGGGAAGAAGCCGAAGCGAGGAACTGCCGATAGGCCTCCTGGTCCACCTGACCACCGAGCGCTGGGTCCATCGGGTAGGCCCGAACGAATCGGATGGTGGGCCTGTCGTAGACGATGGTGTTGGGATTCTCGGGGAGCATCATGAGTGACTCCACCACCACGCCGCCGTCCCTGAAGAGCCGAGACGTGAGACCGGGATCGACATCTGCAGCGGACTGGAGGGAGGCGTATGCCCTCTTGAAGGCGTCCCTCACCTGTGGGCGGTCGGCATACTGGGCCTCGTAGTCGGCGATCTTCTTGCCACCACGCTGGACGGATGCCCAGGAGGCTCCCTTGGAGAATGTCTCGACCTCTCCGTTCCTCACTGTGAAGGTGAGGTTCTGTCCGTCCATCTTCTCCTCGACGTCCTCCACCTGGGCATCGAGAAGGGCCCTGATGGCCTCCTTGAACTCGGAGAGGGGCATGTCGAGGTCCTCGTAGAAGTTGAGGATGTGGGCCTCGGGGCCGTTCTCCAGCATGAGCATCTCTCGGATAAGCTGTCTGATCATCCGTGCTTCCGCAATTTTGTGCTTGTTTCCAAAATCTTTCCCTCGGGCTATCTCATTTGAGCGCGGATGCCTGCCTTAATTTCTGCGATCTGTCCAGGTGTCAGGATGCTGTTGAAGAAGCCGGCGATGTTTTCACCGGAGGCCTTCATTTCTGCCAACCTATCGAGGATCTGGTCCATGAGATGCCCAGGGTACTGTGCGTTCCCAACATCAAGAGCTCTCATGAGCCTTGGGTAGCGCCTACCGCGCTCTTGCAATACAGCGGCCAAAGTTTCAACGAAAAGAGGGTCAGAGTTGAGCTCCTCACCCGTAAATTGATTAGACATCGCAGAGCTCTCGACAAGGCGCTTTGCCTCTTCGCGAACTATTCTTCTGAGCTGTGACTCTGTGATTCTCATCTGGTTCTCCTGCTATCCGACCATAATCATTGCGCGGATGGCGCGTCGAAGCGTGTTTTCCGACAGTCCCCGGTAGAGGATGTCGATGACTGCCGCTTTCTCATCGGGAGTGTAGATGGGAGGGAGGAAGCGAGTGATTGTCTCGGGGTTCCTGGAAGCGATGGACGCCCTCACCTCAGACCCCCTCACGAGGTTCCTCGCGCGGATCTCACCGGCGTCACCGCCCGGGTGGAACCTCATCACGGCGTTGATGATCCGAGAGTCGTCTCCCTCGACCATTCCTGTGTCAAAGTGAAGGGTTCCATCCTGAAGAGTCGTGCCGTAGTACCTCGGTCCCTTTACAGGATCTTCTGCATAGATCATGTACTCATTGACAGTGTCCTGGTCTCCGTAAAGAGTTACTTCGTCTACGTCACCGACATTGATTCCGTAGTCGGAGTAACGAAAGAATTTCGGCGAGTCGAGGACGCCTGCAAACGCTTGGATCGCCTCGAAAGCCATCACAATGGGAGTCGGTTTCGCCTTGATGACGTTGACATTGGGCATCTCTCTCTCAATTGCGCCCTTTGCGATTTCGAAGACCTGTTCTGCCATCTCCTTCGTGTAGAGATAGTCGGAGCCCTTCTTCCTCTCGGCAATGCCGTAGAAGAGGAGGACCTCATCGTTCTCTGCAGACGCGAGAGCAAGCTTCGAGAAATGACCTGATGTGAAGGGCTTGAATCCGCCCCCGAAGATTCCGATTCTCATGCGTTAATGTATCCTTTCGCAGAGTATTGAACAACTGCGTGTGTCGAATAACAATCAATTTGACGGAGTGGTAATGAGTACACGGTGCACTATCGCGTATGACCAGAAAGACTTTCATCTCTACCAGGAATGCTTCGAGAACGACAACGTCTACCTCCAGCTCGAAGGTGAGGGTTGGGCGGCGTCTCTCGACACTGAAAGGGTAGACTGGCGCGAGGGTGAAGGTCGAAAGCCGACCCTCCTGCTGAGGGTTGATGTGACTCTTTGGCGCAAGATTGTTGAAGGCTGGGTTGAGTCGCAGTGGGGGCAGGACCCGTCATCCGATCACAAGAAGGACAACTGGGATCCCGAAGCTTTCAATGGGTGGTTAGAGAACCTCAGGCTGAAGAAGGGAGAAAAGAATGAGTGACGTACTTCCCAAGTGGTTGCATCACATTGACGAGGAAGACATACGCAAGCTTCTCGAGTCTGAAAAGGGAGTCATTCGACAGTTTGCTCAGTGGGTGAGCGAGCCCAGCAAAGTTCTGGCTCTGCAGAATGAGGTCACCCGTCTTGCACAGGAGAACCTTCGTCTCCGGACCGTGATGCTTGCAGCCCACCAGGAGATTGTCGAGCACTGGGAGTCCCACTGCGATGACGAGGGCTACGGTCCACAGAACCTCGTCAGACACCTGAAAGAGGGCACCGGGTTCTATCCCGGTTTCGTGGACGAGGTATCTAAGAAAGGAGGGAGCGATGTCCCCTGAGCTTGAGAAGAAGCTCATCGACAAGTACCCCGAGATCTTCACGAGGAAGGACGAGACGGGCGAGCGGAAGGTCGTGTCTTACGGTATCGATGTCGGTGACGGGTGGTATGACATCATTGACGCCGCGTGTGTCAACATCATGAGTCACATGGAACACCACCTCGGGAAGCGACATCTCACCCCAGAGGAGTTTGAGGAGACAGTGCAGGTGAAGGCCGCGCAGGTGAAGGAGAAGTTCGGCGGTCTCCGCTTCTACATCGACAACCACAGCGAGTACGTGAATGGAATCCTCGCGATGGCAGAGTCGATGTCAATGCGGACTTGTGAGAGGTGTGGGAATCCTGGGAAACCCGTCAAGGGAAGCTGGGTGAAGACTCTGTGCAGTGGATGCGAGGAGAAGAGAAAGTGAGCAGGCATGCAAATCTCCCCTTTCACCTCTACGTGAATGTCAACAACGAGTTCCTCGGTCCCAACATGCCGAAGGGCGTCACCCCAGCGATATGGCACGCCGTCTACTCTAGGGAGTACCAGACGCTCATGTGTCATGTCTTCCTCGAGTCCGGCGCGCACTGGAGCGGGCTCCCTTTCCATGCGATATCGACGACAACTGACTTCAGCGTCCCAAGAGAGCACCTCATGCCTTGGACGGCAATGGGGGAGGAGACTGACACGTTCTATGTGAAGTACCTTGAGGGGCTCTCGTGCGATGTCCACACTCCTTTCAAAGCGAAGGGCCGGCACACCGGGATCATGGTCGACTGGTCAGATGGTTACAGCCGGTACCCTGAGGAACACAAGCCCCTCAACCTCATCGCTCTCGAGAGCGGACAGTTCGCGCTCCTGCCCAACAATTACGCGACCTACCGTGACGGACACTTCTCGAATGACGCTGCCAGGGAGAATCTCCGCCACTACAAGCGCGGTGTCAAGGTCTACTGGGAATGATCGAGCCCGGTGTCCTCGTCACCTTCTGTCACGTGGAGACCTCTGTAGATCTCGTCTTCGCGGAGGGCCTCATGTCGAGGGACCTCACCGACAGGATCATGCCGGGTCGAGGATACTTCCCACACCAAAGTGAGGTGGGTCTCGTGATTGACGGGCCAGAGAAGGACACGGGCGGACATTTCACCATGTGGCTCGTATACGTGGGCGGTGGGAACTGGTGGTTCGCTGACGAGCACTTGATTGAGAAGAAGCTTAATCAAACTTGACCAGAGTATAGATTATGTCCGGAGGAACACAAGATGACCACTAACAAGCCCATCCCTGCCCGAGTTTCAAAAATCGGGCACTACGGGATCCAGTACCCTGACCTCGATTCTGCTGGACTTATCATCCCACGTGGGACCCAGCTCCATGAGCTGCACTGGATCGGTGGGGACACCTATTCTGCCTTCCTCTGGGAGAGGAAGGAAGGGAACGCAGTGGTGTGGATTGAGAGCGGCCCCCTCAAAGATTTTGAGTAGAAGGTTGTCCAATCTACGCTGAGTGGATTATAATACGAACGTTGGTTAGACAAACCAACAAATTGAGTCCTCGTAGCTCAGCAGGATAGAGCACCAGTTTCCTAAACTGGGGGTCGCGCGTTCGAACCGCGCCGAGGACGCCACCTTGCGGAAGTAACTCAGGGGTAGAGTCACAGCCTTCCAAGCTGTTGGTCGCGGGTTCGAATCCCGTCTTCCGCTCCATTTTGTTCCCGCTTAGCTCAGTTGGTTAGAGCAACGGACTGTTAATCCGTGGGTCGGTGGTTCAAGTCCACCAGCGGGAGCCATAATTACTTACATGGCAACTCTGTTCGGTCTTTCCATCATCATTGCTGTCACAGCCCACATTGCGTGGTTTGCTCGTCAGCGGTCCGCAAAGTTCCCTGCAATCGGAACAAAGTGGACCTACGGCACATACATGAAGCGCTATGTCGCTGAAGTGATCGAGCACCACCCATTCACGAATGAGATCACGGTAATTCGGACTGAAGAGGGAAGCACCTTATCAGTCCGGATGCATGTGAGAATAGACTCAGAGAAGTTCATGGCATCTGTGGTGCCTTACAGGGAGAAGAGATGATCAACCGCAACGATGAAAATATCCAAGACTTTGTCGACGGCAACACCCACGTGATCGTCCAGTTCGGGGCCGCCTGGTGCATGCCCTGCAAGCTGCTGAAGCCGAAGACCGAGAAGATCTCCTTCGAGACCCCGGACATTGTCTTCGCCTACGTGGATATCGAGGGCGGTGAGCTCTTCTCCCAGAAGATGAAGGTGCAGGCAGTCCCAACTGTCATCGGATTCCACAACGGCAAGGTGGTCGACACGCTGGTCGGTGCCAACGAAGCTGGAGTGAGGGGATTGGTTGAGAAGTTGCGGAGCCTTTGAACACTCCTCCTTCCTGTTTATAGTCTATCATGCTGGTCCGGTCGTGGATGCCACTAAATCTGCTCAATAAGATCTCTGTCCCTTACAGGCGGGTAGCTCAGCGGTCAGAGCAGTCGGCTTATATCCGACCGGTCGTGGGTTCAATCCCCACCCCGCCTACCATTTCTTCTCACCATAGCTCAGCTGGATAGAGCAGCAGCCTTCTAAGCTGCGGGTCGATGGTTCGAATCCATCTGGTGAGGCCATTTCTTGGAACGGTAGCTCAGTTGGTAGAGCAAATGACTCTTAATCATTAGGTCGTGGGATCGTCCCCCACCCGTTCCACCATCTCAGATCCACCCTTCACAAGGTGCACAATGGCCCAGTTCACAGAGACCCATGTCCTCGATGTTGTCAAGGGTGAGAACATGGAGATCATGAGAGCCATCCTCGGGGGTTCCTCCCGCATGCGAAATTCACTCTTCAACGGTGGTTTTGTTGCAGGCGGATTTGCGCGAGCGCTCCTCCGTGGTGACTCTCTCCGTGAGTATTTCAGTCAGTCCGACAGGAAGGGCGGTTACGCACACGCAGGTGACGTCGATGTCTTCTTCACCTCGGAAGAGGGCGCCAAGAGGACGACGAGCTCCTTCAATGACCGTCGTTCCATGGCGGGTTTTGCACAGGAGACCATGGACTGGGTCTCGATGACATCCGCGGTCATCCCTGAGAAGCGGGACATCAACTTCAAAGTCCAGCTCATCGACAGGCCCGACCTCGTCAGCAGGACTCCCGAGGAGTGCATCTCCCGTTTCGACATGGTCAATTGTCAGGTTGCCCTGGTGGGCGATGTCCTCATCCACCCAAAGGACTGGTATGAGCTGGAGGCCAGCCGAAAGCTCCGCATCAACCAGACACACTCTCCCTTCCTCGGATCCCGCATCCTAAAGTACATGAAGTACCGAGGTTATGACGGCATCGAGGAGTCCTCATATCCGCTCCTCGTGGAGTGGCTTGCGAAGGCTGCGGGCGACAACTTTCCGGGATTCACAGAGCGTCACCTCAACGGTGTCCAGTCAGCCGTGAAGCGACTCGTCAGTGGTGGACACATTGGGAAGTCCGACCTCATCATGTTCCTCGGAAAGTGGACGGAGTTCATCAGCGACAAGAAGGACAACTACCAGATGGGAGCGAGTCCCTTGAGTCAGGAACGAACCCAGGTCGACTGGGCCCTCCATGAGATTGGACAGGCAGCAAAGTAGACACAAAGGAGACAAAATGAAAGACTCGCAGGCACTGCTCAACAAGTTCAAGGAATCGAAGTTCCTCGTCGCATCCCGTTCCAACGGTTACATCTGTCCTGGGACAATGCGGATGGCAAGCTTTGAGGAGGCCATTGGATTCGGCAGCATCGGATACTGGTCCTCATCGGGACTGTGGTTCCGATCCGGAATCTACCTCATGGAGGGAGACGGCTTCACCAATGTCCACCGCCAGATTCGAAAGCTCTTCAAGGAGGGCCTCCTCGAGATGGCGGACAGTGACCAGACCAACTACCACGGTTATCCCTACAAGGTCCTTCGGATCAAGGAGTAAGCATGAGTTTCGAGACAAAGAGTAAGATTGAGTTTGCGGCAGTCGTCATCGGTATCATCGTCCTCTTCTCGATGCCGATCCTCGTGATGTCGGCGGGCGGATGAGGCAGATGAAGATGGTGAACCTCTATTTCAGCAGGGACGAGGTTCACGAGGCGCTCCGCCAGTGGTGCGAGCGCAATCATCCCACGCTGGTGGAGCACTTCTCCAGGGCTTGCTCGATGGACTGGTCAACGGAGCACCCTCATGAACCTGAGCTCTGCCTCTCCTTTGACGGAGAGGTCGAGGACGTGACAGGATAGTCATAAAGCCTGCTGCTCATTGAATAGATAATGAGCAGAATGGAGTAACCGCAATGAGAATCACCGAGTCACGTCTACGTCAGGTCATCCGTGAAGAGCTGCTTCGTGAGGCGGCGGAGGGATTTGTCGAGCTTGATGCGAAGAATTTCGCAAAAGTCCTGAAGAAGGGTGCAAAGTACGAGATCAATGGGATGGAAGGAACCTGGACCTTTGTTGACTGGCTCGTCTCAAAGGCCGGTGAGGACGCAAAGTCTGGTCTCGGTCTCATGACGAAGTTCTTCGGAGCAGGCGGCGAGGGTCTCAGCGGCGAGGCTTACCAGAGCTACCTGAAATTCAAGGGTGACAGTGGCAACGAAAGGACTTTCCCTTGGGACGCAATGCAGCGTCGCTTCTTCCCTTCAGGACCCGTCGGCTATAGGACCGAGGACCAGATCCTGAGAGTGAAGCCGGCAGGGAAGTAGTCCCGTTTCACCCATTTGGTGAACAAAGTCCTGATGTCAGATACAGTAGACTATCCTTTGGGGGCGTAGCTCAGTTGGGAGAGCACCGGCTTTGCAAGCCGGGGGTCAGGGGTTCGAACCCCCTCGCCTCCACCACTGAAGGTTCGTAGCTCAGCTGGTTAGAGCGCTGCCCTGATAAGGCAGAGGTCGGCCGTTCAAGTCGGCCCGGACCTACCAAGCAGTGTCGAGTAGCTCAGTGGAAGAGCACCGCCCTTACAAGGCGAGGGTCATTGGTTCAATCCCGATCTCGACAACCAATTTCGGGGATTAGCTCAGCCTGGTAGAGCGCCTGCCTTGGGCGCAGGAGGTCGTCGGTTCGAATCCGGCATCCCCGACCACACAGCGCGCGAATGGTGGAATGGCAGACACGCGGGTCTTAGGAACCCGTGCCGAAAGGTGTGAGGGTTCAAGTCCCTCTTCGCGCACCACCTGCCCCGATAGACCAACGGCAGAGTCAAGGAACTTAAAATTCTTGTAGTGCGGGTTCGAATCCCGCTCGGGGCACCACTGGGGCGTCGTCAAGCGGTAAGACACGGGACTTTGACTCCCGCATTCGAAGGTTCGAATCCTTCCGCCCCAACCAGAAATCTCCGGTATGATACGTAGTGCTGGAGATACCATGAAAAGAATACTGCTGACAACTCTTCTGCTGTTCCCGCTCACTTCTCTTGCCTGGGACCAGAAGCCGAACAAGCCCATCGAACAGTGCTCGACAGAGCTTCCCTGGGGCGCTCCCCAGTCTCCGAAGACAAGCGCTACATTGACATGTAAGGAAGGGTACGCGCTCCTCCATGATAATGTCGCAAAGATTCCCGTGTGGGTCGGATGGACAGTTACACCGACCGACACGGTCGGTTGTGTCCCAAGGAAGGACGCATTCGTCGCAGACGAGGCTCTTCCGAAGGAAGGCAGGGCGACACCGGGAGACTATGCGAAGTCTGGTTATGACAAGGGACACCTCGTTCCGGACGCAGACCTCAGCTGGAGCCTCCAGACCGAGCAGGAGTCCTTCCTCATGAGCAACATGAGCCCACAGCTCCCGAACCTCAACAGGGGCGTGTGGAAGGGCATCGAGGCCTCGACAAGAGCCTGGGCCTGGGGGAGGAAGCACCCCCTCACTGTGTACGCTGGCAACATCTACGAGGTCGGGAAAAGCAAGACAATCGGGGACAGCAAGGTCGTCGTCCCCGAGGCCCTCTACAAGATCATCATTGACAACGTGACGGGTGAATCGATGGCTTTCATCTTCAGGCAGGTCGAGAAGCAGCCCTCTGATCCCCTTCCCTCGGCTGTCTCAATATCCGCAGTGGAGGCTGCGACAGGCGTGACCTTCCCAGTCCCACCTGGGGTCGACAAGGGGTCGGTCACAAAGGCTCTCTGGCCTGTAGACGTAGGCGGTCACTCGAAAGCGAAGAAAGAGACCTGCAAAGTGAAGTAGGTTGTCAATTCTCTGGGTCGATGTATTATAGACAAGGTTCAGGAAACACCTGAACTAACGGGATCGTAGCTCAGTAGGTAGAGCATCGGACTTTGGCTCCGATATCCGAAGGTTCGAATCCTTCCGCCCCAACCATACAGAGTCCTCGTGCACCGAGCTGGCCGAAGGTTTCGGACTTTTAATCCGACGTGAGAAATCACCATCGTGGGTTCGAATCCCACCGGGGACACCAATCATTTTGAATCTTGAGCACAAGAATGGTAACCATCATGACAACTCAAGAGAAAATGTAGAGCTTCTCTGCCCAAACTGCCACTCCATGACCCATACATGGCGCGGTAGAAACAAGAACAAGGGAAAGTCTGGTAAGAGAGTGTCTGACGAGGAGATGATTGACGCACTCAAGACAACGACATCCATTCGGCAAGCACTTCTCAAGGTTGGACTTGCAGCAAAGGGTGGAAACTACTTCAGAGCCAAGAGGCTCATAGAGCTATCATAATTTTCGATCCCATCGTCTATCGGTTAGGACACGGGGTTTTCATCCCCGGAAGCCGGGTTCAACTCCCGGTGGGATCACCACTTTGGGCCGGATTCATTCCGGCCCAAAGTTCTTTTAAGGTTCGCGAGGCATAGTTATCAGCATGAGAATCACTGAATCTACGCTTCGCAGTCTCATCCGTGAGGCGCTCCTCACTGAGGTTGCAATGACACCAGCATACGCCAGTGAACTCGGCCTCAGGTTCCAGATTCGCAAGTATCCTGAAAGCGCTGTCATCTACGCACGCAAGGAAGGGAGGGACTCCGCCGTGGGCACCCTTTCGGCTACATCGACCGTCGCCCCCTGCAGCGATGCCTGGCAGATTGTGTTCTCGCAGGCCAGGATCGACGGCCTCGGTCCCCTCATGTACGACCTGATGATCGACGTCATCAGTCCACACCCTCTAATGTCCGACAGGAAAGATGTCTCCGATGCTGCCAAGCGGGTGTGGAACTACTACCACGACCGAAGGGACGACATCGAGAAGCTGCATTTGGACGATGAGTTCAACACCCTCACCCCTGAACTAGACGACAACTGCTACCAGACGAGCGCCAAGCTGCATGACAAGGGCGATTGGTCAAGCTCCTCGCTGTCGAAAGCCTACAGGCGGAAGGGAGGCGGAAGGCCTACTTTAGATGCACTGGTGAGACTCGGCCTCGTGGACTCGTACTGAAGAAGGAAACATGAGAATCACAGAATCCACACTTCGTCAGCTCATCCGTGAGACACTTCTCACAGAGGCGATGATCACTCCCGATACTGCAGTGGAGATGGGACTCACCTTCGAGATAAGCAGTGGTGAGAAGCTCGTCGAGATCACGGCCACGGGTCCGGATGGCTCAGGCAGCATCTCTGCTTCGCTGGTCAGGGGACCACTCTGGCACCCGTCTGGTTGGGGCAGGGAGAGCATGAGGCTCTGGGTGGTCGAGTCATCGAAGGTCAGCATCCCGGGACTGGGCCCGCTCCTCTATGACTTGCTGATGGACGCTGTCCATCCCGACCCCATTGCGTCCGACAGGGATTCCGTCTCCGCCAGTGCAAAGAGAGTATGGGACTACTATCTCAACAGCAGGCCCGACATCGAGTCGATCCAGCTCGACGACCCGGATGACAAGCTCACGCCGACGCACCTCGACAATTTTGACCAGCACAGTGCGATGAACTGGGTTGGCTACGATGGCTGGCCCAAGTCCTCGCTCTCGAAGGCGTATCGCAGGAAGGACGGCAGGACGCCGACCCTCCTTGCACTGTGGAACCTCGACATTTTGCAGATGGTTTGACAAGGAATCAACATGAAAATCACAGAATCACAGCTTCGCAGAATCGTCCGTGAGGAGATCCTCCGTGAGGGAGACGTTGTTCCAGTGGACTTCCGCTCCAAGGCGGTCAGGAATCGCTTCACGCCTGGTATCTCGGATCCCTTCATCTTCTCGGGCTCCGCCGGACAGATAGCCAGGGTGCTTGAGATGAAACGGGATGAGTGTACTAGCGAATCCTGCAGCGGCGGTCGGGTCGTCTACGAGCAGTACATCGAGGACAAGGATGAGCCCGGCACCTGGATCCAGGACCCAGCACAACCGCTCGAAAAGAGTCTCATCGGCTTCATGTCGAGGTACAAACCCTTCAAGGGAACAATAGAGCACCTCCGGAAGGTCGAGGACGAAATGGCGGAGGAGGAGGCCCACATGGAGCGGGTGATGTCCGACGAGGGGTTCCCCGACTACAAGAACCGGTCGAAGTACTCGAGGGAAGTGATAAAGTCGAAGGAGTACATGGATGCCTTTAGGAAAGCGATGAAAACACGGCCGCCGGTGGGACGCTTGACTTCGGCAGACTAAGGTTCCACACCGAAACCACGATGACACCCGTTGAACCCTGTGATACACGGGGACACTCCGCGATTGTTGATTAGGATAACCATTGCACCATCCCTGCTCAAAGCTGGGACAACTGGTGGAAAGAAAGAAGTTCATCAGTGTATGTACACTCGTGACGCTGTGATTACATTACCAATGTTCCTACCGGAACAAACGCCCAAATAGCTCAGTGGTAGAGCAGCTGCCTTGTAAGCAGCAGGTCGTCGGTTCAATCCCGACTTCGGGCTCCATTATGGAAGGATGGCCGAGTGGTTTAAGGCAGCGGTCTTGAAAACCGCCGTGGGTAATCACCACCGTGAGTTCGAATCTCACTCCTTCCGCCATTACTTTGGAGACGTGGGTGAGCGGCTCAAACCAGTCCCTTGCTAAGGGACCACCGGCGAAAGCTGGTCGCAGGTTCAAATCCTGCCGTCTCCGTCCCCATACTTAGCCTTTTCAACACAAGGAGAAAACAATGCGTTTCGTAGTTCTGTTCCTCACCCTCCCCTTCCTCCTCTTCGCATGCTCCACTGATGAGGATGTGAAGGAAGACACCGCTGTCGAGTGCGGCGACGACACGGGAACTCCGGTCGATACCGGCGACACCGCTGATACCGCTGACACTGCAATCGACCCCGTTGACACGGGCGCAGACACCGGTGACACTGCCGCCGACCCTGTCGATACCGGCGCGGATACGGGCACCAGCGACACCGGGACCGAGGACACGGGCGGAGACACTGCTGAGACTCCTCCGGCCTAATCGCCCCTGATCAGGGATCGTACACACGGGTATCCTGACAGCAATCCCGTCCAGATCGTAAGTTGGCACAGTTTGCGGCTCTGGGGGTTCAAAAGCCGCACATCATTTCATGGGCCCGTACTGGTTTCGACGGGGTGTCGGATTCCTGAAGGGCGTGGCAGGGGTGGTCTCCCCTATCGGACCAAGCAAGTAAGTGCCAACAACACTGACCACTTCAGCGAGGCCCTCGCGGCTTAGTTGAGGTCCCGGGGCATCTAGACCCCGCGGCGCTCGGATGGAGGGTGGTCGATCCCATCCGGGTGAGTTTCAGACCCGCAGTGAACCGACGGATCGGTGGACGGTCGGGGAACGAAGATAGACAGGACACCGTGACGGGGGCCAAAGGTTCCGACACTCGCCGGTGAGCTTCCGGCAGGCCACGTATCTCGGAAGGATGATGGTGCTTCGGACAGGGGTTCGACTCCCCTCGGGTCCACCATCTTATAAAGCAATTACACAGTCACTTGTTTTAGTATAGTTACTGAGTGTTCTGTACATCCGACTTCGGATGATAGAATCATGGTACCCAATCAAGGGAATGGAGCATCAAATGAAGTTCATCACTGCAATTTTCGCCCTCGGTCTTCTCTTCCTCGGTGGCTGCACCGGTAGCGATGAAGACTCGAGCGGTACCGATTCTGCCGCTGATTCGGCGGCGGAGTAACCAAGAGGACACAATGGAACTCATCAAGAATAACAAGGTCATTGCAGCAATTCTTGCTGCCATCATTGCTGGTCTCACTGCGCTTTCCACCGGTCTCTTCGGTGGCGGTGTGACCGAGACCCCGGTCGAGGAGAAGCCTGCAGAGACTGTCTCGGCTGCTACCGAGGCTGCCCCGACTGTCGAGGCTCCCACCACTCCGGTCACCGAGACTGCACCCGCAGTCGAGGGGACTCCTGCTGACGCCGCGGCGGCCACTCCGGCCGTTGTCGAGACGAAGCCCTAAAACAAACCCTCACGGGTGAACACTTGCTCCCCAGGGACTAAAATCCCTGTGGGAGCAAGAGTCTTTTTCATGAACAAGCGTTACTCCATCATCTACTGCGATCCACCCTGGGACTATAAGGGACAGACACAGCACAAGGGACTCGGCAAGGGATCAAGCGGTGGGGCCTCAAATCACTATGGGACTCTCACACTTGAGCAGCTGAAGGGTCTCGACATTCGAGGAATCGCAGAGAAGGACTGTCTCCTCTTCCTCTGGTCCACGTCGCCCCACCTCGACCAGGCGATTGACCTGATGAAGTCATGGGGGTTTCAGTGGGCCACTGTCGGGTTCGTGTGGGACAAGCAGAGAGTGAACCCTGGTTTCTACACGATGTCGCAGGTCGAGTTA